ATCAGGAGTTTCATCACTAGAAGATTGCTCTTCTTTATCTTCCTTCTTCTCTTCAGTTGAAGGAGTGAACCAGGTGATGCTGGCTCTTGCTTGATTACTTTGTTGTGACATAATTACTTTCGTTTAGTAGACCACGTCATTTCCATACCGAATCCTAGTAAGAGTACTAGGAAGAGTACGTACAAAAGATCCACTTAGAAGGACCACTTAAGACCAGCTTTGGTTCCGTAGTTATTCTCATCAGCGTCAGTTGTAACGAAGGAGATCTCTCCATAAACGGACAGAGCATCGGTAGCCTGAAACGAGGCTCCTGCCTTCCCAGAGAGTTCAGTGTTAGCATCCTCCCCATCAACGGAGACGATGGCTGGACCCGCTTGGAGGTAGTATCCTAGTTGTTGTGCGCTTCCTTCGTACCCTACGTGTAGATCAGTTTGACTAGAGCCATAGTCTGATCCTGCCCACCCACTGTTGATTTCAGTGTTGACATATGGGCCAGCCATTGCAGGTGTCGCGCTGAGAGCGGACAGTGTGGCAAGTGCAATAATTGATTTCATTTTTAGTTAGTTGTATTGTTGTACGCTACTTTGTCTTCGTGTACTTGATGCCACGATAGCAATAAGTGACAGTCATAGTTTTCTCCTATGATGTGGACCCCGTTCCCTGTCCACACGTCATGCGTCAGCGCAAGCTGATGAACGGACGTTGTCCCAGTAGTCATGTTTAGTGACGTGAACGCCCTCGATAAATGCAGCCACGAGTAGCAGCATGATTACAATTATCCAGGGCTCTGTGAATCTTTTCACTTCTTAGGGGGTCTCCCCTTCTTTGTTCCGTAAGTTCCTTTTCCTTTTGGCATGATGTTAGTTTAGTCTAGTTACCTTTACGTCAGCAACTCCGGTACTGGCCATGCCAATTCGTTCAGCAGTACCATAAGACAAATCAAGATCCCGACCTTCAATGAAAGGTCCACGGTCCGTAATAGTGACAGTCTCGCACGTCTCGTAGCAAACGTTGAGTTTGGTTCCGAACGGGAGGGTTTTGTGTGCTGCTGTTGAGGCGAGTTGGTTATAGCGTGTTCCATTGGCTGTTAAATTTCCATGAAAACCTGGGCCGTACCAGGATGCGGTTAAAATTGTTGCTGTTAGGAGTGGAATCATTGTCAATAGTTTAGGTTGGATCTTTCAAGCTTATCATAGATGTCCTGCCTATAAGCAGGATCCTTTTCGTAGCGTGGGTCAGTCATAGCACGTACAACCTCAGCTTGACTACGATAAAGGTCTTGTTTGTTTGATGCAGGTTTACCAGTGAGTAGCTCACCTTCTGAACCTGTGGCTTCAAGATAACGATTAGCTAATGTTCGAACTGCAAAGAAACAAGAGTAGGGATCTGCCCTACTCAGTACTTCATCGAACATATTAATTTCATTATCATTTAAATTACCCTTAGCCCATTCAATCATACTGTTGTATTCTTTATCACCACCTACTACAGCTTTCAGTTGTACACTTTGCTCTTCAGTAAGTTCAGCAACAGGTTGGTTGTTCTCTGATCTATAATCTAAATACATTTTAGCTAGATCAGTAGATGCCATCTCTTCTAATTCTTTCATAGTCTCTTCAGAGACACCATCCTTCTGTGCTTCATCCCAAAGTTTATCTAGGAAAGCTGAGTCAACTTCTGTCTCCTTCTCTTCCTCTTTCTCCTCAGGTTCAGTAGTGTCCGCCTCAGCTTCAGGCTCATCTCTTGATGGATCACCAAGTTTCTTTTGTAGTTCAATGTAAGCACTCTCTAGATCTTCAGCATCTTTAAACTTACCAGCTAGTAGCTGTTGTTGCTGTTCCTCTAGAGCTTCACCTACCTTAATACTTTCCTGCTCTTCTTCAGAGAATTCTCCTTCCTGTGATTCAGTAGGATCATACGTTAGTGTTGCCATTTTGGGTGATTACTCTTAGGTTACCAAGCCCCACAGTTTCTACAACGATCTGTGAACCAATCTTAGGTTCACCTACCTTCATACGTGGAGCGTATTTCATTTTGCCAGGAGTTTCCTTGGATTCAAACAGTTCCTTATCTTCTTTAGTTAGAGGAGGTGAAACTGCTTTTGTTTTCTTAGCCCGCTGGGGCCTGCTCGCTTTCATTGGCTGCATTTAGCATCATCTCTTGTTGTTTTTGTTCAACAGCTGCCATTGCTGGTGCTTGTTCTTGTGCAGTCATAGCCATCTGTTGTTGCTGCTGTTGCTGTTGCTGTCCTTGTATCTCTTGCATACTCTTCACTAGGTTAAGTACATCGATACCTTGTGCAGCAGCTAGACGTTTGATAACTTCATCTGGATTAATAAACTGACCGATAGCTTCTGGTCCCATTGTTTGTGCAATGGTAGTGAGGAATTGACCAAGACTTTCACGGTCCTGACCACGACCTAAGGCATTAACACCTGCTACAATAGTAGGTTTAACTGTGTTCTTAGGTATCCTAGGTATCTTACCAGACTTTTGAAAGACTGAAAGCTTACGGTTTAGATAAGGTACTAGGAAGTCAACAGTAAGTAGACTGAATAGCCCACCAAGTTGTTGCTCTAGCTCCATCTGTGTCATCCTTACCTCTTCAGCAGTCGTACGTTCCGACTGTCTAACAGAAAGGATAAGGAATGCTTCACTTAATCTACGTTCAAGTTGTTGAACCATTTCATATGCTGTTCTAAAGTCAGCTGTCTTACCAACCTGAACAACACCTATATCATCAGGTCTTCCCTGAACGATTGCACCGTTCCCAGCTGCCGCTAGAGTGGCTGGTTTAGTGGTGCTTGATGGTGATACTACAAAGACTACTTTAGCAGCTGCTGCAGAGCCTTCTACAAGGGCCTGAGAGAGTGCTTCAAGTGACTTGAGATCTCCGATAAACTCTTCGCAACGTCCCCGCCCGTAGGCTTCACCGTCGACAGTATTAAATCTCAGTGCTATCCATGGGTTAGCATCTAAGGGAGCTTTACTTCTACTGTTAGGGATGATCTTATCGAACACCTCTTGGTGCCAGACCATCCTATTGTTCTCACGTTTTATGTGGGTATAAACATCGCACTCATCTTTATCACCGTGGTGATCCGCCCCTGGTGAGTTGGGCTGCGATTCAGTGGAGTTATAATCTCCCAATAATTTTTTGTTAATTTTTTCCTTGGTGACGATTTCAATTACATTACCATTGCCATCTCTTTCTATAGCATAGCGGTTAAGCGGATATAATTTCAACCCTTCCTTACCCATAAAGACTAGTGCATTACCAGCAACAACTAAGTGTTTCAATGCTTGGTGTACTACGACACGGTCATCAGATGCAGCGATTGAATCCATAATGGTTCGTTCAATCTTTGCAAATGCTAGGTCCATCTCAGATTTAAAGCCTGGTGGCAATTCACCTAAATTAGAATCATCTACTTGTAGTTTAAAGAAGCTGGTCTGTGGAGGTAGGAGTGCTAACATCAACTTAGATGCTAGGGTTACAACCCCTTTAGAACCAACGCTTTGCCAAGGTGTAGATAATACTCTCATACCTTTCTGACTGTCGTCCTGTCTTATCAAGTAAGGAAGGGTTAATCTTGCCGCTTCCTCTGCTGAATCTAGAAATTGGGTCCGGTCACTTACTAAATCATCATACCTTGATTTTGCTGTCATTGTTATATGTTAAGACTTTTATTAATGAGCATGTTTTTTCTTTTTAGATCTGAAGTGCTACCAGTTTTACCAGCATTTGGATCCTTCTTAGATTTGACACCCATAGCACTAGTACCTACACCACTAGCATCGGCAGTATAATGTGGGTCAAACTTCTCCTCTTTATACTTCTCTGCCATATCCATTTCCCATTGACCCTGAGCACCTTCTGGTAGGAACATACCACTTTGGGCAGCAAGATTTGGTAGATCATCTAGTTCATATAGACCTGAATCTCTTGCGGCAGTGTATGCATTTCGACCTAAGTTACCGTGTGGTCCTTGGAATCTACCTAGTGGGTTACCTGGGTTTACATATCCTGTGGATGGATTACCCATACCAGCGACGCTTGGCATATAACCAGTCCCTCTCAGGCCAATACCTATTGATGAACCCCTTTGTCCTTGCTGTTGTAGTGCAACCTTAATCTGCTTTGCTGAGTAATTCTTTATAGCATCATCCCAGCTTCGCTTCCCGAAACCACCGTGTGGACCACGGTAGGCATCCATAAAATTTAGCCATGGTTCAGCCATGATTTAAGTCTCCATTGTTTACTTTTTACGTTTTTGCCATTCGATTAGTGGGTCACCATACTTGGTTTCAAACTCTTCTTTTGTTGGTAGTTTACCATCAAACCAATCATATACAAATTTGATCCTCTTTAAGTCACCTTCACCATCAAAATTATTTATACCACTCATTGCCATCCATGATTGGATGTCCTTTTTATCCTTGGATCCAATGATGTCTTCAAAGTCATCTTCAAATTCCTCATCATAATTTCCAAAGTCACTACCACTTTGAACATCACTAGCTGTGGTAATCTGGCTCCGTCTTCCTTTGCCTGAGAGAGCAGTACGTTGTGCCCATATACCATCTGCTCTAGATTGATTTTCATGTAAGGTCTTATTGAAATCACCTTGAGCATCTTGTACATTCTTGGCTGCAACTTCATCTAAATGCTTTTGATAGTCACCTAGTGTATCGACG